GCTCACCCCCAGAACAAAAAGAAAGTGAAGACGATTAGCATATAATGATAACTAAACCTTATGATTTTAACATACCTGAGATACACAAAGAGATAATAGATACAGACAAGAACTTCATATTCTTGTTTGGAGGCCGTGGCGGTTGTAAGAGTAATAGCATAGCAGAGTTGCTTCTGGCATTGTCATTTACACCTGATAGCCCTATCCTATGCACTAGAGAGATACAGAAATCAATATCTGAAAGTGTTTATGTACTGCTAGAGAATAAGATTAAAGAAAAGAAAATAGGTGGCTACTTCAATATAAAGAAGACCTATATAGAAAACAGAATGACCGGGAATGACTTTGCCTTTGCAGGGCTAAGGGAGCATACAGTTGACAGCATTAAGAGCTATGAGAAGCGTAAGTATTGTTGGTGTTTCATACCTGGTACATTAATTGATGGTAAAAAAATAGAAACACTAAAGAAAGGCGATATTGTATCAAGTTGCAATCATAAAACTAACAAGGTTGAGTACAAGAAAGTATTAAATACTTTTGAAAATAAAGCACCAGAAGAGTTTATTCAGTTGACACTCAAAGGGTTAGACCCCATGATATGTACTAAAGAGCATCCTGTTTATGTTAAAGGTAAAGGGTATGTTCAGGCTAGTCTTATTACCAAGGGGGATATTGTTTATGCCAAAGAAGAAAGATTATCCAGAATTTATGAATTGTTTAGGTGGTTGCGGAGAAAACATACCAATAAACAGTATTGGAAGACAAAGAGCGTATATAAAAAATGGTGGGGGCTACTGCAAGGATTGCAAAAAGAGAATAGCATCAAATCGTATGAAAGCAAAAAACCCTATGGACAATCACGAATCAAGACAAAAGATGATTGCCTCTTTAAAAGAGATGGGGCACAAACCGTCAGTATTAGGAGGGAATGGGAGAGGTTTTACAAAAGCACAAAATCTTTTATACGAACTATTAGGGCGTGGGTGGTGGCGAGAACTTGTTATTATAACTGGAGAAAAAAGAAAGTTGTACCATTATCCAACAAATTACAAAATAGATTTGGCAAATGTATATTACAAGTTAGCAATAGAGTGCGATGGTGGCGCTCATTCAGGAGAAGTTTCAAGACAGGAAGATTTAAGGAAAGCGGAGTTCTTGAAGAGCATAGGGTGGAAAGTGTTGAGATTAAAAAACAAAGAGATATTAAACAATACAAAAATAGTGATGGAAACAATTACGTCTATAATATTGAAGTTGAAGTAAACAATAATTATTTTGCAAACAGAGTTCTAGTCCATAATTGTGAGGAGGCACAATCCGTCTCCAAAAGGTCATTGGATATACTTATTCCAACTGTAATAAGAAACAAGGATTTTAAGTTATTGTTTTCCTATAACAGATTTCTAGATAATGACCCGGTACATAATTTAACAAAGATATATGACTGCCTTAAAATAAAATCCACCATTTATGACAACCCGTTCATTAATGATGAAATGCTTGCAGAAGCAGAAAGAATGAAAGAGCAAAATTATAATGACTGGATGCACATATATGACGGAGAACCAATTAACCAAACAGATAAGGCTATACTAAGCAGGGAGTCTATTCAGTTGGCTATGTCAAGGGCGGTTAATGACGAAGGGCAAATAGAGATAGGGGCAGACATAGCACGCTTTGGTGTTGATAGAACTACGATATACAAAAGGAAGGGCTGGAAGGTTATTGATTTTGAAGATTACGAGAAGAAGGACAATGTTGAGATTGCTGACTTCATAGAGAAGATGGCTGATGATGATAAGAAGATTATGATTAAAATTGACGCAACCGGAGTAGGCGGTGGGGTTGCAGACATACTAAGAAGCAGAGGATATAAAAACATTGTCGATATTAACTTTGGTGCAAGTGCCAAGGATAAGGACAAGTATCCTAATTTAATAAGTGAAGCATGGTTTGAATTTTCTGATATTATAGACAAAGTAGAAATACCTAACGACGAAGAACTAAAGCACGAACTAGCAACAAGGGAATGGAAGATGGACTCAAAGGGTAGAAGAATTGTAGAGAGCAAGGACGATTATAAAAAGCGAGGCAACAGAAGCCCGGACAAGGCAGACGGATTACTTATTTGTTTTTATGAGCCACCCAACAATAAGCCTTACTACGCTTTTACCTAATATGTTATAATTAAAAAAAAGAGGAGAATAATATATGAGTTTCCTTAGTAGTTTTAAATCAAAGTCCAATTCTAAACAATCTTCTAAGACATATAAACTATCTGAAATTTTTAAATACATGCAACAAAAGGGCTGGTACACTGTTACTGCAACAATAGCAATGGAGTTGTATAACAAGAACTCTGCATTATCCGACGCTGTTGATACAATATCTAGTGAATGCAAAAGCATAAGCCCTGTAGTAATAAGAAATGAAGAGATTGTAAAAGACCATCCAGTTTTAAAATTACTAGAACGTCCCAATCCTAAAACAGATTGGAATGATTTTATGGAATCACTTGTTGTAGATAAGATTCTAACAAGGAACTCTTTTATAACTGCTTTTGGTAATGTTAAGTTTATGCCTATTGAATTATGGAATACACCATGCGCTTCAATGTATGCACAAGGTAGTGGGCTAAACTATACGCTTCATACAAGGAACGTGAACGCCTTAGTGTTTTTGGATAACTCATATAAGTACGATACTAAGTCAGGTAGATATATTGATAAGATGGACTTGGCTGAATTGATTAAGATGAGTGGCTTTATGAACTACACAACATCAAACGGGTATATAGCTGACAGCCCCTTATCAAGTATAATTTATGAGCTTGAGATATTAAACAACGGTAACAACCATAATCTTAACCTATTATTAAACGGCGTTAATTTAAGTGGCGTGTTTAATATAGATACAATGGACAAAGATTCAGTTGACCAGTTTAAGCTAGACGTACAGAATTACTTTGGTGGTAGTGGTAATGCCGGGAAGTATCTTGTTAGTAAGGGCAAGACTATTGATTTCAAGCCAATACAAATGTCTAACAAAGAAATGCAACAGATAGAGAATATTAATATAGCCAGAAGAGTAATATACGATAGGCTTCAAATACCCTCTCCGTTGCGAGATGACTCTGTTCAGACTTATGACAATTATAATGCAGCTCAATATGTATTCTATGACAGAACGATACTTCCTATTGTTAAGGACGTGTTCTCTGACCTCACAATGTTTTTCAGAAGGCGCAAGGCATTAAAGGATAATGAAACGATAGGATACAACCCTACGGCAATAACAGCATTACAGACAAGGTTCAATGAAGAGTTAAAACTAAAGAACGAACTTGGCGTATTTACAATAAACGAGATAAGAGCAATGCGAGGTGAAGAAGGTATTGGTAAAGAGGGCGATGTACTATATCAAGAGTTTAATCTTGTACCAGTTGGATTTAGACCTAATCCAGATGGGTTGAATCAACAGGCAGGAAAGAAGTTACGAAGTGTACTTGAGAAAAAAGGCTATAGCGACAGCGAGATAGAAGGTCTTACTAGGAAGTTTTATGCCGATAGCGAATGATATAAGCCAAAAAACAATAGTGCTTGAAGAACTTGCTAAGTTAGTTAAAGTAGAAGTTAAATTAGCAAACGAGATACAATCATTGTTTAATGACATAGTTATTGATTACAGAGATACGTTAAAAAAAAAGACAATAGACTTCAAAAGGGAATACGCCGAAAGGCTTACAGAAAAACTTACTGCTAGTTATGCAGAGTCCCAGGGGCTTGCGTTAAGCTTCTTTCAGGACGACCCATTTATAAGAAGTATATTAACTGACCAAGAACTACTAATGATAAAGAACGAAACCGTTAGAACATCAAGTGCCTTTGCTAAAAAGAGAGCAACAGAAGTAGGGGCAGAGATACTAAACACTACAAAGAGTAATCTTGACGAGAGCTATTTGTTTGTTGATAAGTTTGCAAGAGAACAAGGACTGGCTCTAACAGAAATAGAAAGGGATAGTATGGTAATGGGTAAGTTCCAATCAAAGCTAGACTCAAGAGTTGGTACAATAGCGACTACCGAATCAGGTACTATGTACGAAGAGGTAAAACAAGTTGAAGCTACAGGTGTTTCAGAAAGATTAGTTCGCCAGGGATACAATATGCAAAAACGATGGGACGCTTCACTTGATGGACACACAAGGCCGGCTCATGCAATGGCACATGGTCAAAGAGTTCCTATGAAATCATTATATACAGTTGGTGGTGAAAGTTTGGAATATCCAAAAGATACAGGTCATGGGGCAAGCGCAGGCAATACTGTAAGGTGTCGGTGTAGTAGTCAGTTTGTAGTTATCCAATAATTTGTAGCTATACGGCAACATAAGTGTGGTGTTATAATTTAGACAGGGGTATTTATGGACATCAACAAAAAAGAAATG